ACTGGAAGATAAGTCTACCAAAGTAACCGTGTGCTGCCACGATGTTGTATGTTTCTTCTTCTTGTCCGAACTTGTAACCGTAGTTCTGTGATTCTGTTTCAGTTGTTTCTCTGATTAGAGAAGATGTAACAAGTGAACCATGCATTGCTGAGAAGAGTGCTCCTCCAAACATACCTGCTACACCTGCCATATGGAATGGGTGCATCAAGATGTTGTGCTCTGCTTGGAATACAAACATAAAGTTAAATGTACCTGAGATACCTAAAGGCATACCGTCTGAGAAAGATCCCTGACCGAAAGGATACACTAAGAATACAGCGAATGCTGCTGAAACTGGTGCTGAATAAGCAACGCAGATCCAAGGACGCATACCTAAACGGTATGAAAGTTCCCACTGTCTACCCATGTATCCAGAGATACCAATAAGGAAGTGGAAGATTACTAACTGGTAAGGACCACCGTTATACAGCCACTCGTCAAGAGATGCTGCTTCCCAAATAGGATAGAAGTGTAGACCGATAGCGTTTGAACTAGGTACAACAGCACCAGAGATGATGTTGTTACCGAACATGAGTGAACCTGCAACAGGTTCTCTGATTCCATCAATGTCCACAGGTGGAGCAGCGATGAAAGCGATGATAAAGCAGGTTGTAGCTGCTAGGAGACATGGGATCATAAGAACACCAAACCAACCAACATAAATTCTGTTGTTTGTTGATGTTACCCAGTCGCAGAACTCAGACCATCCAGTAAGGATGCTTTGTTCCCTTTTTTGAAGAGTTGTCATAATAGGACGTAAATTAAGTAGGGCTCAAAGGGTAGAGCGATACAGTATTCCAACTAATCCCTTCACTAGTTGGTATGAGAGACTATTTTCCCCGTTTAGTCTCGGTCAGGGGCATTAAAAAGGTCAGCGTGTGCTAACCTGATGATTTATTTATATTAACAGGAGTTTACATTCCTGTCAAGGGGGTTGTGACAGTTCCTAAATAGTCACCTTTTCTTGAAGTAATGGTTGATCACCTCAAGTTGATCATGATAACGTGCTATCTTATCCAATTCAACTTGGATTGCTTCAGTTATATCTGAATGCTCACCAATTCCCATTGGATGTTCTAGATAGACCTCAACGTTTGCTTGATGCTTTGCAATCTCACCTTTTGCGTGTGCTTGAACTGCATTAAGCAATTGGTCTCTCATGTGTAGCATTATTTTTTAGGGTTTGTAACGGATGAATCTACCTTAGCACCCTTTTCAGATTTTGTCAACTGTCTGTACGAACCTTCTTTATGAGAGTGTGCTATTCCTAGTTCATGCATCCTTGAATGTTCTTCAATTTCATCCCTCAAACCTTGTTTCCCAGAACCAAAAGTCATGTAGATCCCATAAACAACACTTATTAATAGTATAAGACATATGAATATAATAGGTCCGTATTGAGGATCTATAGTTCCATGTGGAATAAGTGTATCCATGCACTTAGCAATCTTGTCTGGGTCATCCCATGTACCAGGTAAATGATATATTGGTGGGCATGCTATAAAAATCATAATACTTGTATAACTCCTTGTATCTCTGGAATTTCTTCCATAAGTTTTCTTTCAATACCTTGTTTCAAGGTAATGGTACTCATTGCACATGTGGCACAAGCACCTCCTAACCTTACTTTGACAAATGCACCATCTGCCATGTAATCAATCTCAACAAACTCTAACCACCCACCATCTGCTTCAATGTATGGGAGCAGTTCTGTTAAGACATTAATTACATTACCTTCTGTTAGATCCATTGTCAATGGTTGATTGTAATATATTTATCAACCTATATCAAACCCAATGAACCTGCTGTAATACCAACACACATAAAAAATCCAAACTCTAGAAGGTCTCTAGAACCTGGTGGAATAGAATTTAGTAATAAAGATAGAAATAACATTATCCTTGCCAGATAGCACTTGGCATTTGTTGACCAGGTCTATTCGCAATTAACAATATAAAGTATCCCACGAACCAAATGATGTTGAACAACCATGCTTGACGGTAAAGATATTTTCTTATACCCATAGAAATGAGTACATTCTTAACCGCAGTTGGATCATCCTCATCACCAATTGATCTAAAAACTTGTTCAATAACAACTGCAATAATTGTTCCCACCGCTAAAGGCCAGAAAACAAAATTTGCAAAAGACATTATTGAAAAAAGGAATACCATTTATTATGTGTATGCGAACTGTGCCACGTTAGTAAAAGCGACAGCACAAATGATTGAGATAAAAATTAATTGTTGCATGATACTAGGTAAAAATACTCTAAGAGTATATAGGTATTTTTACTCGTTGTCAAGCACCAGTTGGAACCATTGATGGTTCCCATACTCTAACTCCTTTTCCACCATCATCATCATCATCGTCATCATTAAAGACACGTAGAACTAACTCAGCAAGGACTAGAGCAGTCATTGGATAAAACATCCATAATATTGCTTTCCATATTGGAAAAGTATTTACTGCTACGATTTCGCCCATGAGATTGTGATGTAAAAAAAGATACGAGTAACTATTTAGTTTTGTAAAGTTTTGAACTAGGTAAGTATACCATAGATTGACACGGTTGCACCAGAAACTATTATCCAAGGCAAATTGATTGCCAATAATAGTTTCATTAAATCAGTTCTTCTGATTGTAAACAACCTGCAAGACATTAGACGTACGCTACTGATGGTGCGTATGCAACTGTTGTTGCAACTATTCCTAGGAATAAGGTTTGGATTAAGACTTTCATCTGTTTAATGGTGAGTTGTAGTATGCTTTGTTCACTGTATAGAGAGTGAAGAGTGCGACTGCTATGCCAGCAAATCCCATAAGAAGTATAGGAGATGCTGGAATGTCGTAAGTTGGAACGTTCATTAAACGTAACCAGGTATGATTTGTCCTGTTGCTGAGTAGGATATGATTAGTGCTCCACATCCAACTATGGCTGCTATGCCATTCCATTTTTCAGCGATAGAAAAATCTACCTTGTCTTCAGTTTTCTTTGTTGTTTGCTTAGTCATTAGATAATACCAGGAATTAGGTTGCCAGTTGTTGCGTATGATGCACAGAGGACAATGAATCCAATCATTGCTGCTCTGCCGTTTGCTTTTAAAAAGATGTTCTTATTATTCATTAGAATATACCTGGTATAATGTTGCCTGTAGTTGCGTATGCACCGATTGCTGCAACGAATCCTAACATTGCCATCCAACCGTTAAACTTTTCTGCTTCTGGTGTCATTAGAATACTCCTGGTATGATGTTTCCTGTTACAGCGTATGATCCTAATGCTGCGATGATGCCAAGCATAGCCCAGCGTCCGTTTTGTAATTCTGCGTTTTCGTTCATTGTTCTTAGATTTAATAGGGGTAGAATTGTAAGAGACCTTTTCTCTTAATAAATGCCTGGAATAATCCATCCAGTGAAACCGTAGTTAACTACGGCAGCGAACAAACCCATCATCGCTAGGCGACCATTCATTTGTTCTGCGGTCTTCCAGTAGTTCATTAAAAGATACCTGGAATAACTTGACCTGTTGTGATGTATGCACCGAGTAGTGCTATGAAACCAAGCATTGCCCAACGTCCGTTGACCTTCTCAGCATTCTTAGCATATCCTTCGTAAGATGAGTTCTCATCAATCCAAGGTTGTGATTCAGCAGCAAAAATATTTTGCTTGCCGTACTCAGTTGTCGTATACTTTTGACCAGTTGTTGAAGTCATGATATTGTAAACTTGTGTAACATAATTATATAGCAAAGATTAAATTTAGTAAAGAAACTTTACATAGTGGTAACCGTACACCCATATATTGCTGTTTTTTATAGGTTTTATAAGATTTCATAATAAACCGTTAGGTTAAGAAAATGTAAAGCAATATAAATAGATCCGAAGGATAGTGTGTTCACTTATGAAAAAATTAATTCCTTTAATGATGATTGCAAGTCTTAGTGCTGTTGCAACACCAGCGAAGGCTGATCTTATACATCGCCTAACTACGTCTACTCAATTGAGTGTAGATGGAGCAGCAACACAGGCTACAAGATTGGGGTCAACTTACAGCAGTTCTGGAACCAATGTTAAGGTAGCAGACTCAGCAGACTTTGGTGGTTTAACAGCACCTGCATCTGCTACTGCATCTGCGACAATGAAACAAACTGACTACGAAATTAACACCGCAGGCTCGGCATATAGCTTTAGTGAGTCATTCACATATGGAGATGCTGTAGCTCCAATCGGAACAGGTGTAGATGTTACCAGTGGTATTGTCGCAGACATGCCAGCTTTCGGTAACGTTACGACTCAATCTGGTGGTGTTGCTGGAAGCCTTGCTGGTACTATAACTTCAGCAGGTGTAGTTACTTTAACAGCTGGTGGAGCTGGCACTTCAGCCACGGGACAATTTGTATCTGAGCTTACCATTAAGTAGGCATAACGTCTAATGGATACTAGTGATGTCAGAAATAATGAATTTTGGAAAGATAATCTTGGGGTCTGCCGTAAGTGCGGTGGTTGCTTGTGTCATACCTGCGACTGTCCAGGCGGTCCCCGTGGTCCCAAACTTCCAACAGGGCTCAATGACGAGTCATACCGAGACTGATAGCACAGTCACGGAGACGATAAATTCAATTGATTATAGAACAGGATGGGAATATTCAGTGACAGGTGTGGGGATCAGCAACAATGGAGAGGCGTTGAATCCCAATGTAAACACATCAACGGTGACAGTAACTCCAAGTACATCGGCAACAGCAACAAACGGAGCAGCAGTAACAGGAACAGTAACAAGTTCATACGACTCGTTAGACTTCTCACAACCAAGTCAGTTCACAATATCTACTCCAGGCGAGGCGTTTCAATTTACTCAAAGTTATCAAGGACCTGGTATGACAAACCAGACCATAATACAAAGAGTAACAACAATAAAAAGCGTGACAGACACAACAAGTACGTTTACCCAGTAATAGCAACGGGTCTTGTTATTAATTCTTTACTACCAATGAAAGCTTTAGCAGACGTTGGTGGTGTATCTGCTACTGCAAATCCCATAGCTAATAGTTCAGGCTCAGTGACCAACCAGGCAATTCAGGTGTTACAAGGTCCGTATATAACTAACACCTACGGTGGTGGAGTCCAGTGTCAAGGTGCAACCTTTAACCTTACTCCATATCTACAGTTTGCTGACTCAAGGAAAGATCCTTGGGAAGATTTTTATAATGAACCACAGTATAACATGACTGACACCAGTGGTAGGTCAACTAAACAAACAGTCAGTGTGAAAAATTACCCTTGGGAGTCTTGGTATGATACTCGTACTAAAGATGATGGTACTAGATGGTTTGAGGATGGCGAGAGTATTGAGATTGAAATTGATGTAGATGGTCCTGATGGTGTACCAGATGTAGTTAATAATGGTGGTGCAATGACACCTACATGGTACAAACCAATCAGAACTGACATGAGAGCAAACCAATCATTTAATGCTGGTTTGTCTGCTACCTTATCAATACCCTTAAATAGAAAGTTTCAAAAGCAATGCCATGAAGCAGCAGCTACTCAAATAGCAGCAGTTAATCAACTTACTGCTAACAAAAGATTAGATTTTGAGATCGCAAGATTAAAAAATTGTGGTGAACTCTTAAAATTGGGCATCATGTTCCACCCCAAGTCACCTTATGCTTCTATATGTGCTGACGTTGTGGTAACAAATCCTGGTGGAACTATCAAACCACATACTCATGATTTCCCTCAACCAGAATTTAAAGATCCTTCTACTACTTCTTTTTCAACGGAAGCATCCCCTTCTTCTCCCGATACGAATCAGTCATTCTCTCAGAACGGTTGGGTCTACGAGATTCCTTCCCCAGAATCTTCTTCACCTTCGCAATAGTTTTCTTAACAATAGGTTTTACCACCTTTAAAATAAGATCAGCGATAGGTTTAGCAAGTAAAGCAGATGTTGTAGCTACAATTGCAATTGTTGCTGTTGTAGACACAGTTCCTAGTGAAGGGAGGTACTGTTCCACTACTGTCACATCCTCCCATTCAGTAATACAAGTTTTTTTATCTACGCTTAATTTATATCCTGTTACTTTTTCAGTACCTGCTTGATTTAAGTCTCCAATACGCCTTGCGTTAGGTGGAGGGCACTCAGGTTCCCCTGCTGTGTTTAAAGGTGTCTCAGGAGGTGGTGGAGGGGTTGGAGTGTCTATGTCTTCAGGATCATCTGCCTTTGTTGTCTCCGTTTCTTCCTCTTCTGTAGTGACTGTTTGCCAAGTCAAATCTCTATAATCATATTCAGGTGGTTCGTAGTATGGCATTCCAGCATCACACAACACCACGTTCTGTTTAGGATCATCATTAACTAATTGATTATTTGTATTCTTAGGATTCTTTGCATTCTCTTTGTGTACTTTGACACAACCAGGCATGTTAACAATAGGTGTACCAGCTTGTACTGTAACTGGTACATCAATAGGTATTGCTTGAGGTGGATCCATTATCCAATTGCGTGTCTCTTCAATAGAAGTGTCTCTAATGTAATCAGGTCTCACTTCTGCAATTGTATTAACGTTTCCGTTAAAAATTCTAGGAGTATTATTTTGAATATTTCCTAATAAATTTACACCAACTGCACGAACGTTTGGGTTGTAAATTGTTGGATTTTGATTATTCAAATATGGTACATAATTTATTTCGTCCATCAGAGTAACTCCTAGATAAGTCAATCATTTTTTGCTTCTATAATTGCCTCTTTAATAACTGTTTTCAACTGCCTTAGTTTTTTCTTGCCAAGACCTGCTCGTGTATCTATCTTAACCTTCAACCAATACACAAATGCAAGCACCAGTATAAACTGAATACCTTCACCCCATGATAGGTTCCATGCCTCATTTAAATTAAGAGACGCTGCTGCTAATATATCCATCATTTTATAATTTGTTGTCTGTAGTTCAAAGGAGGAGCATCTGCTTTACCAGTTACACCACCAGTTTTAGGTGGGAATGCATCTTTGAGTTGTAAGTACAACTCCTCTGCAACCACCTGTCTTATTTGTTCTATCTGTTCGTCTTGTCTTCGTTCAGGACCACCAGTCTGTTGATCAATGACATGATTGCCACCAACAAACGCACCAGTCCCTAGGACGGTCACTGCCGTCCCAGTTGTTGCTATCTTTTGCAAGTCCATTAGAACTTAAATTCAGGCGTGGATGGAAGAGCAGGTACTGATGTTCCTACATCTCCTGTAAGAGCACCACTTACACCACCTAGAGCACCACCACCTACATTTTTCATCACCTCTTCAATTGCCTTTTCTTTTACATCTTCAATAATTGCCTCACGATTAACGTAGACATATGAACCTACACCGATAACACCAGCAAGTGTTACTCCTGACGCTATACTAATTGCATTTGCAATTGCATTGAAATTAATTTTCATGATTATAATTTATAAGTTGGATCATTTGGTTTAGCAGGTGGTTGTGGATCTACACCTGCAATTTTAACTGGTGCTTGTTCTATTCTTATTGTTTGTGCTGGTGCTGTTGATGCAGCAGCTTCAATAAGTTTTTGCATATCTCCTTTAGATATACCAGATGAATTTGCACCACCATTGTTATTCTTTTTGTTTGCAGTTTGAACGCCAAATGTAGCTAAAACGCCCGTGAAAACGCTGGCTATGAAAGTGGGATCAATCTTTCCTTGTGGGAAGCCTGGAATTGTAACATAATTTAATGTCAATATTCCACCCGACCAAATCAAAATACCAAGACGCACAAATGTACTAACAATTGCTTGCTGTTCTTCATGATCAGGTAATATTTTATCTTTGATCTTTCCTAGAAGACCTTTATCCACATTGTCTTCTTCTTTCTTTATGTCTTCCTTAGTTTCTTCAACCTCTGGTTTAACTTCTTCAGACATTATAACATACGTAAGGCATTTTTATTTATACCAATATTATTTGACCTTGCATAGAACTGTGGTATTGACAGATGTAATAGTATGTTCCAGCTGACAAAGTACCTGTGTAAAGAGTAATAGTTCCAGTCTGCTGACCATTCCTATCAACTCCATAGTTTGTAGTTCCATCAACCCAATCTTGTAGTCCATTAGTAGTTCCAGTTAATGCTAGGAACTTGATCCAGAATGGATGACCACTAACATTTACAACAAAACTTATAATGTCTCCTCGGTTATATGTAAGAGTTGGATTGTTACCATTTACACCACCATTTCTATCATCACCAACCATAGTATAGTAACTTGCTCCACCATTGGTTACAGTTATAGTAGCATTTGGCCAGTTAGGAAGAGTATTAAATGGTAATGCTCTATAGAACTGATTAGTTCTAGGATACATTTGAGCATTAGCAAATGAATGTGAGGGTCTTCTGTGTCCTTTTAATTGAGACTTATACCATCCAGCTAAGTGTCCTGTATTTCTAGTTTTTGTGCATTGTAGTTCTAGTATGTCACCATCAAAATACAATCCATTGTTACCTCCAAGAGATGTTGGATCAGAAAAATCTCCACCATTAACATTGAAAGTCATATCATCATACTTTCCATGCTGTTGAATGTAACCAAGAACATCACTATTAGTGAAACGTGTTTTACCAGTTGCTAGACATGCTGCAACACCAGCAACCTGTGGTGATGCCATACTTGTTCCACCAATATTATAAAAATAATTAGATCCACCATACTTACTATCAATTGTTCCAAAACTATTAAATGCAGAAACAATGTCAACTCCTGGTGCCCAAACATCTATACGAGGACCAAAATTAGAAAAAGTTGCTCTCCTAAAATCAGACTCAGTATCCATAGCACCAACATTGATTACACCTTTAGCATTACAAGGACTGGATCCCCTTTGAAAATAAACATCACTACCAATACCATTAAATTTAACAAAGTTATTCCAATCAACATATGATGGATCAGTTGATTCTACACCTGTCATGTAGAAATCATTATTACCAGCAGCACCAATAATAACTACACCATCTTCAATAGCGTCTTCAACATCTGCATTGAGAGCAGCATAATGATAGTTAAATTTTGTTTTAGTTACACCAATACCAAAGTCCTGTTCCAACCCATTCATACTCCAACCAGATGGATTAGGATTGCCACTATTATAAGTTGTACCTCTATAAGTTACACTACTGACTTGTGAAATATTAATTACGCCATCAAAGAAATCAGTATAATTGCTACTATACCCCCAACTATGATTAGTGATGGTAGGATTTCTTGTACCAGTTGCTTTGTTAATTGGTTTGTATCTATGAAATGCTCTGAGATAATCAAAAATTAGTAACGTATTAACTGGTGTACCTTGGTTTGCACTATTATTGAGCACCTGCATACTGTAAATGTTTGCTTCAGGAGCCCACCCATAACTTTTACCAGCGATAGTACCACAAACATGAATGCCATGATATGTTTGATTACTAGCATTGTCAATATAGTTTGGAAAGTTACCAGTAGGTAAAGTCTGACCATCATCATCAATACTACCAACATATTGATTTAATTCATTGTACCACTCGTACATCTGAAATCTATTTCTATTATCTGACAATGCTTTCCACTCTTCACAGTCAAATGATACTGGATCATCACATACAACTACATCAACATGTTTACCATCATTAAATATATCTACAGAATCATTTACTTCACCACCAGACCAAGAACCTTTTCTTCTTTGTACATCAGTACCTGCTGTATGTAACTTACCCCAATCTTTATTGCCAGCATTAAATGTACCAGTTTTACGAAAATCCCCTACATGTGGATAAGGAGTATTATTAATCTGTTGTACATCAATATTATTACTAGTAATTTCTAAGTATGGTATGTCTTCTGGTCTAAGTTCAACTGCTAATACTCTACTGTCATCTCTCAATGCTACTGCTTGTTCATCAGTCATATAGTAATGGGTGTTCCTACTAATAGGACGTTTCATTTGTAGTTTGAATCCATCTGATTCCATATCAGAATAGAACCCATCAAGATCATCTCTTTTCTTGAGGGTAACAACGTAAATTTTATCTGCCATTACTAAACCTCTAGTTTGACAAAGTACAGAGTAACAGTGATATTTGCAGTGCTACCTGACTTATTGACTACCTTAATATAAGCATTTGTAGATGGTGTGCCATCATCATTATATCCAATGGTGCCAGGAGTAATTCTTTGTTTAGCACCATCACTTGTAATAATTTCAGCAATTACACCTGCACCTGGTAATGGATCAGTTGTTTCATTTCTATTAGCATCATTAGTTCTACTTGCAGTATCAGTATAAAGAGTTACCCATGCAGCATGTGATGTTTGAATAGCATGTAAAGCATATGTTTTTGCTGCTGTTATAGTAATATTGCTAGATGCATTGTTTGCTACGTTATTAGCAATTGCTTGTGCTGTTGCTCTAGATTCAAGACCTGAAGCACCACCTCCACTTTCATCAAGAACATAAATGGTTCCATTCATGTTTACATGTGCTGTGCATTGGTAATACAATGTAGCAGGTGCATCCATAGGAACTACAAATGTCAAATCTTCGTTATTAGCACCAGATGCATTCTGTCCTGTTACACCACTATTATATTCTGTACCACCACCTGCTTGAGCAACAGTAGATTGAATTCTAAATGGATGTCCACCACTTCTATTTTTAAAAACGTAGGTTTGTCCTCTCATCAAATATAGAGTAGGATCGTTAGCAGGGGATGGGAATCCATCACCAGCAAAGATATAATCTGAACTGCCATTTGCTGTTAGAGTCCACTCAATCTTTGGAGCAGCAGATTGTACACCAGTAGCATCTGCTGCTGGAGCCCATGAACTACCGTTATATTTTAAAACCTGTCCACTTGATACACCTACCGTAGATACATCCCCAAGATCATTCAAATTAGAAGCAGAAGATGTTGCTGATAGTACGCCACTTGCACTTATTGAAAGATTGCTTCCTACCTTTACACCACCCAAAGTAGTAGCACTAGCGGTAGGTAAAACATATGCTAAGTTTATACCTTGACATTTCCATGTAGTCCCATCCCACGACCATGTAATACCTGCTGCGGTATGAGAAAAACTACCGTCAGTAGGTTGATTTATAGTAGAGGGAAAATTAATATTTGCCATTTTAGATTACTGCTACGGTTGCTTTCCACTCAGCACCAAAGTATATAGCTTTGATAGTGAATGTTGATGTTGAGTTTGCTTCGGGAGTGCCATTGATTGTTACTTGAGTTGCATCAGTACCATCAATAGTTAATGTAGTCATGGTTCGTGGTGTGTTTCCTTGTGGCACATAGACTGTAAATTCTACAACTGTACCTGCAACTGCTTGAGAGTTTATGACCTTAACTGGGAAGTCAGATGTAACAGAAGTACGAAGGAAAGAAGTTCCATTAATAAGATTATATTCTGTTGCATCATCATTTAACTGTGGTGCAACAATTTTGCCTGGTTGAGTTGATGGTACAATCTGTTCCCAATCAGCATCACTGTAATCACCAGCAGTTTCTGCTGGATACAGATCTGATATCTCAGTTTTAGATGAGTCTAATGATGTTAGATATTCAAGAGCTTTTGTTAAAGTTACATCAGTTAAAGCAGCAACACTAGCATACGCTAACAAACCTGCTTCATCACCACCAGCAGTGGTGATTGTTGATGGTACTACGTTCTTATTCCTTTTCTTAGTTTTTACAGATCCACTGCTTGTATCTATTTTACTACCTTCACCTAACCACAATGAATTATCAGACAAAAATAAATGTCTGATCTTTTTCTCTGCTGAACCTAAGTCGTAGTCTTCAGTAGTTAGAGGTAGTATGTGACCTGTTACCTCAAGATAACTATTGTTATTACCATCAGTAACTGCTTCCAGTTCAACAGTTTGGTTACTTACTTTCGGTGCAAAACTTGGTGATAGTGGTGGATTAGCATCAACCCATTGTAAAGTAGAATCAAGATCTGAATAGTAAACTTTTAATCTACCTTCATCTGATTTCCACCAAAGGTCTCCAACAGCAGGACCAGACGGTGCAGTCTCATCAATGGTAACAGTAGCACCACCGCCTCCACCTCCTCCCGAAGAGTTGATTGTGAAACCATTTAAGGTTACATTAGTGAAGTTAACACCAGATCCAGCAGTTAACTTAATGTCATCAACTGTACCAAAACTATCAGTTAGTCTCAATCTAACATCAGAACCATCAGTAACTACTTGTTGTGAGTAAGTAGTATTGGTAAATGAAGTTAGATATCCAGCAGTTGCATGATTGCCCCAACCGTATGCTGTGTTCCACTCACCAACTTTAGTGTCATTAATAAAATTAGTTCCAGTGTCTATGTTGAACCCTAGAGTATCCAACACACCTCCTAGTTGAGGTGATTGATCTTCTCGTATCTCAGTAAGACCAGACGAACCAGTTCCTTCTTTCCACCTTAGAGCAGAAGCATCCCATTGTAAATAGATACCATCACTTAATACTGCTGGTAAATCAGTGTCAGAAAGGTCTTTAATGGTAGCAGGTATACTAGGTCTTCCAGTAAGATCAGCGTATGCACCAGAGAATAAAGATGGTTTATTTAAAATCCTAGCAAGACCACTAGTGGCATTCCAATCTGCATTGACCTGACCAGCAGGTATTGTTGGTTTATTTAATAAATCATTGTAACTCCCTGTTATAGCAACAGTAGAGAATGTTGGTTTATTTAAAATGGAACTAATACCACTAGTTGCATTCCAATCAACTTGTACCTGTGCAGAGGGTATTGATGGAAACGTTTCCCAAGCAACAGAAGAACCAGTGGACTTTAGGTATTGTCCACTGGTTCCAGAAGAACCTGCAACCTCAATAGGTTTGCCTGTTGCTATATTGATTCCGTCCTTTGCCTCTACGGGTCCGTCATCATTGTAATTTGATATTTGGTTCGCCAGTAATTTTGACATACTTCTAGTCCTGAAGACACTTATTCTAAGCTAAAAGTATTTATAAACTACGTAGGACCGTCTAAATTATCTAGGTCTTTGCCATTTCGCTCTGACTTAGTATTAATACTGATAACATCATCGTTATTAGTAAGACCAATACCGATGGTATCATAGTTTACATCATCTCCATTATAGTTTGTAGGAAATGTAATAACATCTGCTGGAATTTTATATCCACCTGTGTTTAGATCAATATCAGATTCCAAATTAAAATTGTACTCTGCATTGTTTCTATAGTAATCAGTAGTATTGTCTGTAAAACGAATAGGAGTAGTAAGGATAAGTTCCTTTACTTTACTCAATGCCTCAAACAATGTTTGAAGTTGTTCATCCTGTTTATTTTCCAATGCTTCAATGATTGCCAAACGAAGGGCATCATCTGCATGTTCAATGTGTTTACGAATGCTCATGTTAAATATCACAAATAGGTTGGTCTAATTGGTGTTCAAATTTAGTCACATCAGTGGCAATGTAAGCAGTGCCATCTGTTCTACGAACAAGAATGTCTTCACCTTTTTCAATAAGTGAATCATATTTTTTCTTGTTACTTTTAAATTCTTCTTCGTACACTTCAATCATTATACTTGGCAACAAATGTTTTTTTCTTGCATGTATCTAAGTGATTCTTTACAACCACCTAATCTTAGACGACTTCCATCAAGATCTAAGACAACTTGAGGAAAAGTTGATCCTTCTCCAAACTCACCATAAAACTGGTCTTTAGTAAAATGTTCGTTTAATTCATACACCACATGAGTAAGGTCTTCTAGTTCACATACTGCTTTAAATTTGTCACAAAAAGGACAATCTGGTTTAGAATAAACTGTAAGCATTTTTAATCGCTATTAAACATCTATTTATTTGATGTCATAGCGAGAGTGTGTGCTGCATGATCCTTATCAAAGATGTTTAAACCTTTATCAGTAAGGACATGATTATACATTTTACCCAAAACAGATGCTGGAAGGGTTACGATATCCGCACCAGCAGCAAAACATTCTGATACACTCTTAACATCTCTAATAGATGCAGCAAGTATTTCTGCTTCTGCTGATTGAATACTGTAGACTTCATAGATGTCTTTGATAAGTTTAATCCCATCAAAAGAATTATCATCTAGTCTACCTACAAATGGAGAGACATATGTTGCCCCTGCTTTAGTAGCGAGTATCGCTTGTGATACTGAAAATATCAAAGTAACATTTACTCTAATGCCTTCAGAGGACAATTCTCTACACGCAATCAACCCATCCTGTGTACATGGAACTTTAATTGTAGCACACTTTCCAAATTTTTTGGAAAGACGTTTACCTTCTGAAATCATATTTTCTTTGCTACCAATGACTTCCATACTAATGTCAGGGACACCAATATCTAACATCTCTTGATAGACTTCTTCATGATTTCTACCACTCTTACGAATAAGAGATGGATTAGTTGTTAGACCATCAATAAGTCCAGTCCTATAATAGCAACTAACTTCATCAGTTATTGCCGTGTCTAAAAATATTTTCATTTTCTTAATGCTTCCATTCTAAGGAATTGTTCGTTCATATTATAGTACAATTTATAGTTAATTGTATTGACCCAGTATCCAATGATGTCGTTTCCATCACAATGGAAACCATATCCTGTCAGAGGTTCATCCACACCATCAATTCTAAATCTTTTTGTTTTTGATCCTATGTAGGTTGAAAATTTCTCGTCTAGGTTGATCATCGTTCCTCAAATGTTAACTTACGAACTTTGCGTTTACGCCGTTCTTCTTGATATTTTAGATCTTCTTTAGTTAAAAGTGAGGATTTGTTTACAATCTTATTAGTTTGTAACAAATGAACCTTTTCCATATCATTTGCAGACACAACATCATCATGTATAGATGTCATATTACTACATCCACATGTGCCTGATCCTCTCAATTCTGTGCCACATACACGACACTCTACTACAATCATTGTTCTTCTTGATAATCCTTTCTGTAGTAACGTCCCAAAATATTGCTATTGTAAAACGCTGGAGAACCATCCTCCAACGTTTCCATCAATACGTTATTTAAAAATAGTTGTTTTGTTTCGTGGAAATTAACTTTACCTTTTGTTTTATGTAAACTAATTATTTCTCTTCTAAACTCTGCGTTTCCAAGTAACTTTCTATCTGCACTAAGCTCATCAGAGCTTCCATAGTATCGTTTCCAATCACTCTCAGACGTAATCCTTCTCTTTCCACCTCTAGGCTTACGCTTTGACCAAAAGTATTTTCTGCCAATGTATTGTTTACCCGATTGAAGATTAGTAATCCTGTAGACGAAACCGAAGAAATCGTCAATGTTGTCAGAAGAAAAAGTTGCACCCTGATAGGTCCAGGCGTTCTCGTAATCTCCTTCCATATTCTTTTCCACTGTCTCATGATATAATCAATTCTTAGAATTATTTATATCGTTATCGTGGGAGTCTGATGGAAATCCTAGAGACTTATATCCTAGTTGTTCTTTAAGAAAAAGAACTTCTCTTCTGAGAAGAAGGTTTTCTTCTTCTAAGATTTCTATATGATCTTGGTAAATTATAACACTCATAGACATTATTTATAGGAACCTATCCACGGATCTGGTATTTCTTTATGCTTTCTTCCCATTCCTGTAAAGAACTTTGAACTTTTGGTGGTTCTGGATCTACGATCCCTTTCTTCTTCTTCCAATCGTTGTACATAGCTTGCATCATCCAACTCTGTGACAGGGACTTCGGACCATTCTGAAGCAAATTCTTCTGGTACTTCCCGTGGATTTTCATACCTAGGTACTCTTCTCTCCACGAGTCGTTTCGTAGTTCTTGTTCTGTATCTTTCGTCATAGTTTAAAACCAGAGAAAGTATTTTTCTTAACATCTTGTTTAATGCTCCCAATCATATACGATTCTACTTCTGTCTCCTGTGGTGCTACCTGTAGTCCTCTAGAAGACAACCAATGAGCAGTCCAAGGTAAAGGATTATTTGCCAATGGAATATCAAAGATAGGTTTCAAACCAATAGATTTAAGTCTACGATTAGCAGTCCATTCAACATAGTTTTGTAAGAGTTTATCGTTCAATCCAATGATTGAACCATCTTTGAACAAATACTGTGCCCATTCTTTCTCTTCTTCAACACATTTATTGAACATCTTATAAACATTCTCTTCCTCTTCCTTAATGATGTCAATCATCTCTGGATCATCTCCCTCCTTCCATTTGTTGAGAATGTTTTGTGTAACTGCCATGTGTTGTGACTCATCTCTGGCGATAAGGGAGATGATCTTGGCACTACCCTCAAGTATTTTGAGTTCACCAAAAGCGAAACTGCAAGCGAAAGATACGTAAAAGCGAATACCCTCCAGTATGTAGACATTTGCCACCGCCCTATATAAATGTTTTTTTAAATCTCTACGTGTCCATTCTGAATTAGGATGATCTCTCATATCATCTTGCCAAGCAGTGCTCTGACCATACTCGTTAGCATAGTTAATAAAATCATCGTATGCTTTGGTCACTGACTCAGCACGTGCTAGTATTTTTTCATCATCTAATATAGTATCAAAGACCTCAGATGGATCTGCATATACATTTTTAATAATATGAGTGTAAGACCTACTATGGATCATCTCCATAGTCTGCCATATATTCATGCAACCTTCAAGCTCAGGTAAAGAACAGTATGGAGCAAAAGCCATACCAGGAGCACGACCTTGTACGGAGTCCAAGAGGATTTGATATTTGAGATTGCTAGTAAATATGTGTTTTTGTGCATCATTTAACGTTTGATAGTCTGCTCTGTCTTTCTGTAATGAAACTTCTTCTGGTCTCCAGAAAAATCCTAACTGTGTTTGTGTTAGTTTATCAAAGATAGGATATTTAAATTTATCATATCTTTGGACTCCCAATGGAGGACCAAAGAACATTTGTCCTTTAGTTGTATCGTGTTTACTGGTGTTGAATACTGTCATTCCAGTAACTTTTTTAGATGCTGCAACTGTCACAAGCTTCCTCCTCCGTAGCAAATATGTCGTCTAGTAAATTAGTGATGGCAGTTTTATTACCACCTTCTTGTACATTATCTTTCCAACCAATTGAATGTGATGGTTCATCAATTTCACTCTTAGTATCATATGTATTCTGATAATAAGAAGTTTTCCAACCATACTTAAATGTTGTTAGCAGATCTTCTGCCATAACACTAGTAGGAACTTCATTGTTTTCATAGTTCTCTGGATTGTACGACCAGTTACCACTGATTGCTTGGTCAAAGAACTTCTGCATAACAGCAACAATGTTAATGTATCCTTTATTACTACTCATATCCCAAAGGAGTGTGTAGTTATTTTTCAATGTTCCAACTTGAGGAACAACTTGCTTAAGAGGACCCTTCTTGGACTTCTTAGTGGACAAGTAATCTCTTGGCGGTTCAATTCCATTGGTTGCGTTTGACACAACGGAACTGCTCTCCGATGGCATTTGTGCCGACAGTGTTGAGTGCCGTAACCCATAGGTTTGTATGTCTGACCGTAAAGACTTCCAATCAAATGATAGGTCATTAGGTACGATTTCATTTACGTCTGCCTTATATGTATCAATGGGAAGAATACCATCTGAATATTTGGTACGGTTAAAATATTCACAAGCACCCTTCTCTTTAGCAATATTATTACTTGCTCTTAAAAGATTGTATTGGAATGCTTCCGTTAAATCATGTACTAATTTCCATGCTTCTGGATCATCATACTTGACACCATTTTTAGCAAGATAGTGTGCTAGACCAATGTATCCTACACCAAGAGAACGTCTTGCAAGGGTACTTTTACGTGCTGCTTTTACTGGATATTTTTGGTAGTCAATTAATTCTTCCAATGCACGAACAGATAGATCACATAGTTCTTCCATCTCATCCAAGTTTCGTAGTTTCCCTACATTGATTGCAGAAAGAATACACAATGCTATTTCACCTTCACCATCAATATGATTGATAGGATCTGTAGGTAGTGTAATTTCCTGACATAGGTTACTCATGTTAACCTTGTCTTTAAATGATGAATGCTCATTGCAATGGTCAATATTCATGATGTAAATACGACCAGTCTCTGCTCTCTCTTTAAGTAGATCAAGAATTAATTCTTGTGCTCCAATAGTTTTTCTTGGTATTGTATCATCTGCTTCATATGCAGTGTATAGTTCATCAAAGGATGGAGTACCAAAAGACTCATACAACCTAGGAACATTATGAGGAGAGAATAGACTAACATCCTCGTCTTGACAAAATCGTTCATAAAATAATTTTGAAATTTGTATACTATAGTCAAGTTTTCTGACCCTGTTATCCTCAGTACCTTTATTGTTCTTGAGGACAAGGATGTCTTCTATTTCTTGATGCCAGATTGGGAAGTGGACTGTTGCTGATCCACCTCTGATGCCATTTTGAGTGCAGCATCTGACAGTGCTTTCAAACTTCTTGAGAAAAGGGACAACGCCTGTGTGTTGAACTTCTCCGTCTCTGATTTTACTGTTGATACCCCTGATCCTACCTGCGTTAATACCGATTCCTGCCCTTTGAGCAACATAATAACCAATAGCCATGTCACTGCTAAAGATGCTATTGAGGGTGTCATCAACATCAACAAGAACACAGCTAGCAAATTGTCGTAGAGGTGTCCGAACCCCCGCCATGATCGGTGTTGGGATGTTGATTTTGTGCTTTGAGATTGCGTTGTAGTATCTTTGGACATAATCCAATCTGTTTTCTTTATATTCTTGAAAAAGAGTAACAGCGATCATCATGTACATGTACTGAGGAGTTTCATAAACTACACTATTACTCCTGTCCTGTACAAGATACTTATCACATACCTGTCTTAACCCTGCGTAGGTAAATAAGAAGTCACGATCATGGTCTATCCATGAGTTAATCTTATCCCACTCTTCATTAGTATACTTATGTATAATACTGGAGTCATAAACACCTTGTTTGATACATTTCGTAGCAAGAGTTTTTACGTCTGGAAATTGTTTTACCCAATCAGATCCAAATAATTGTTTTCTGAGTGAGAATAACAGCAATCTTGCTGCTACAAATTGATAATTGTAATGATCTAAATCAATCAAATCACTAGCAGATCTGATAAGAATTTCTTGAATATCAGATGTCTTGATGCCATCATAAAATTGCAGTCCTGAGTTCATTTCAACTTGTGAGGCACTCACACCACTGCCTAGTCCTTCACAAGCATCATCAACCATCTTATGAATTTTATCAAGGTTCAAGGGTTCTACAGAACCATCTCTTTTAAGAACGTTTATACCGTTACTCATACTTTTTTCCAATTGTTAAGTCTAAGGTTTGCTTCTAATCCTTGGTACACATTAGATTGTACCACATTTTGAACATCATGTCCAGCAAGGTGCATGTCATTTATGTCCTTTTGATGTATATTATTTGGCCATATTACGACCTTATCTCCTCGGTCAACTGACTTTGAGATTCTACTGACGATTTCTCGGTTACGTGGTTCGTTATCATAAATCCAAATATGATCGCTCCAGTTATACGTCCGAATATCAACATCAGACCCAGCCATCGCAACGGAATTATGAATGAAGGTACTGTCAAACGGTCCTTCAACAATATAAACAGGTCTTTCATAATCTATTCTATCTTGTCCGAATATTTTGGGCTTATCCTCATCAAGCATTATCGTAATGTATCTCATCTTTGCCGTAGGGGCTAACGATCTGCCTTGATATCCGAAGAGTTTACCATCTTTATCCCTAAAGGGAATTATAATACGAGGACTATCTTGTCGGCAGTTATCAAAGGTTTTTTTCTGCTCATTAGTCCAAGCCTTAAACTTAGGACAATAGTAGAAATAATCTAAGTCTTTGATACCTCGTTTTTCAAGATATTCTCGTGCTGGAT